GATTTTCAACAAGTCCGAAAAAATTTAAAAACTTTAGTATCCACGGGCGAAGATGCAATTCAAGGAATATTGAAAGTTGCTCAAGAGGGGGATTCTCCGAGAGCATATGAAGTTGCTGCCGCGATGATAAAAACCGTATCCGAAGTCAATAAAGACATAATTGAAATGCATCATAAAATGAAACAAATTGAAAAACCAAATGTGATAGAAAAAAATACAACCAACAATTCAATATATGTTGGCTCTACTTCTGATCTACAGGATTTGATAAACACAACAAGAAGTAGAAAAAAAGTCTTAAAGGATGATTCTACAGAAAATGGCTAAAAGATCTCTACATGGCTATCGTGATAATGTTAATCTAAAACCACACGGAGTAAAAATTGATTTTACTCCAGAACAAGTTGAAGAATATGTTAAATGTGGTTCTGATCCGATGTACTTTGCGAAAAAGTATATTAAGGCAGTGTCATTGAATGAGGGATTGATTCCATATCATCCATATCCATATCAAGAAAAAATTATTAAAACAATACACGAAAATAGATTCGTGATATGCAAACTCCCTCGCCAGAGTGGAAAAACTTTGACCATGTGTGCTTATTTGCTTTGGGTAGTGTTATTTAATCAAGACATGAATGTTGCGGTACTGGCAAATAAAAAAACTATAGCATATGAAATTTTAGATAGAATTAAAAATGCATATCAATATGTTCCAAAATGGCTCCAGCAAGGAGTCATGGAATGGAATAAGGGATCTATTGTTTTGGAAAATGGATCGAGGATAATATCATCCGCAACAAGCTCCTCCGCAGTGCGTGGTCTATCGGTAAATATCATATATTTGGACGAATTTGCCCACATTCCAAATAACATAGCGGAAGACTTTTTTTCCAGCGTGTATCCCACCATTTCAGCAGGAAAAGATACAAAAGTATTGATAACCAGCACCCCAAAAGGATTAAACAAATTTTATAGCCTCTGGAAAGGTGCGACCCGCAAACCCGGAGAAGAAGGGAAAAATGAATTTATTCCCATCGAAGTTTCTTGGAGAGATGTACCAAAATATCCAGGTGGTCCTCTCCGAGACAATGTATGGATGAAGGAAACGATTGCAAATACTAGTGAAGAGCAGTTTAATCAAGAATATAATACAGAGTTCTTAGGATCTACAAATACGCTCATATCGACATCAAAATTAAGCCAATTGACATGGGACACCCCTATAAAGAAAACAAAAGATGGGTTATGGATTTATGAACAGCCCAAACCCGGTCATATTTACTCAATGACAGTCGATGTCGCTAGAGGATTGGGTAAAGATTATAGCACCTTTATTGTTTTTGACTCTTCTGTTTCCCCTTACAAAATAGTCGCTAAGTTTAGAAATAATATAATTCCTCCCTTGGTTTATCCAAATATAATAGAATCCGTTGCCAGACTGTACAACGATGCGTGGATATTAGTAGAAACAAATGACATCGGTGGTCAGGTTGTAGATATTTTACATCATGAGTTAGAATATGAAAATATTGTAACTACTGTGTCCAAGGGTAGAAAAGGACAGGTTGTTAGCGGAGGATTTGGTCGCGGAAACAAATTAATGGGAATTAAAACTACCCAGTCTATTAAAAAGACTGGATGCTCCATTCTCAAAAACCTAGTTGAGCACGAAAGACTTATAATAAATGACATACATATTATTGAAGAATTGATGACATTCGTAGCCCATGCCGAAGTGCAATGGAAAGCAGAGGATGGACATACGGATGACTTGGTGATGTGCCTAATATTCTTTGCTTGGTTGTGTCGCCAGTCATATTTTAAAGATATGACCGCAATAGACATACGAAAAGGAATGTTTGATGAGGAATTACAAGAACTTGAAAACGATTTGACCCCCTTTGGATTCATTTCTTCTCATAATAATGGGGAGGAAGATACTATTTTGGATGACGATGGTATATGGAAATCTGCAAAAAAGTAAAAAAACTAAATATTCAAGAATAAATCGAAGGAGATAAAATGGCAGCACCAAATGTTACAATTAAAATTGCCGACGAGAGTTTTATAGCCTCTGGATCTGAAAATATTTCAAATACCGTAGGCGCAGCATTTTCTCAATTAAGTAATAATTTACTAATTTTATTGGGAACAACCGCAGAAATAAATGCTGGTTATATGTCAATTGATTCTTTACCTATCTGGGTTAACAAATACAACACTGTATTTGGTGCATATGCAGGTAAAACTGCCAGTGGAGCAGCAGATAGCCCCTTCAAGGGAATTCCTGCTGGACTAACTGGCGTTACCCTTTCGGATGTAAAGAGTGCATATGCCAGTGCCAGTACAATTCTAGCTGATGGTAAAATTTTTAATGGAATAACTGGATCTGCTGCCACTCAATGGTGGAGTGTTGCCAACTTCTTACAGTACGGTGGTTTACTGTTCTTGGGTGGAAGTTACGGTACAACATATACCGCATTGGCAAATCCTTTGATGGAAAAAACAACTTTTAATGATATTGATGTTGTTTTTGCTCTAGATTCAACCGCTGCACAAGCAACTGCCGTAGAAGCAATTGTTGCTGCTAGAGAATATGATTGCATCGGTGTGGTAGGAGCAAGTGGTTCCTTGTCCGGTTATGCTGGTATTTGCGGAGATATTGCTGGAATTAGCATGCAAGTTGCCACCAATATTTACACAAGAGCATCTGGTTTGGGTAAGTATGGTGTTTGTGTGTATGGCGATAAGATCCATTTGGGACTCGATCTTAATGAAGATCAAACAGTAAGAACTCCTATCGTTCCTGATGTTGCTGGATGTATCTGCAGAACAGATAGAGATTATGCTCCTTGGTGGTCTCCTGCTGGATTTGCCAGAGGTAGAATACTTAATCTTATCAGATTGGCTGATCAACCTAGCGTAGCAAATCAAAATATTCTCTATGATAATAAGATCAATTATGCACTTACAATCCCGGGAGAAGGCACTTTCCTTATGGGTGACAAGACCATGGAAACTAGCACTTCCTCATTCTCAAGAATAAATGTAAGCAGATTGTTCGTATATCTCGTAAATACAATTGGTCCTCTCGCAAAGAGATTCCTATTTGAATTCAATGATGACACAACCAGAACTCTTTTCAGAACTTCTGTTGACGGAATACTGAGAACCATTCAATCACAAAGAGGTATAACAGAATACCAAATCATTTGTGACGAAACCAACAATCCTGCGTCTGTTGTTGATGCCAACGAATTCGTAGCCGATATCTTAGTGAAACCGGCAAAGAGCATTAATTACATCACAATCAGATTCACAAATCAAAACACCTAAACTTTCAAGGGGTAAAAAATGGCTAATCAGCATTCAATATCAGAATTTATAGACGGTTTTAATGGTGGATTAAGACCTAATAGATTTTACATCTCAATAGGACCGGTTGCTGGTGTCAATCCTCCTCAAGTTAATGCAGGAGATCCAGCTAGTCAAGTTGCACAAGGTAATTTTCAAGCTTTAAATCCGATAACAGCAGCATCAAATCGTCTCGCTGGTAATGCAGGGGCTTGGATATACCATGTTCGTTCTGCATCTTTACCCGCTTCTACACTCACTACCATTCCTGTTCCATACAGAGGTAGAGTTTTTAAAATGCCGGGAGTAAGAACTTACGGTACATGGGAAATGTCTGTTCTCGATGACAAAAAGCATGGAGGATACAAATTCTTCAGCGAATGGTCAAATAAAATCAATGGCCATTTAGATAACAGCACTTCTGGACAAGCTCTAGATATGACCGATTTGATGACAGACATAACCGTTTTCCAATTAGGATTGAACGGAAATGATGTTGTTAAGACCTCGGTACTCAAAAGAGCATGGTGCTCAAATGTTGGTCAAATATCGTTCGACATGGAAAATAACGAAAATATAATAACTTTCTCGGTACAGATAGAATTCAGTGAGATGGATTACGCTTATAACGGATAATTAAATCCAAAGGAATTTTATGGCTATTTTAGATATATTGGGATTTAATATTGGGAGAAAAAGACCAGACGGAACATCTGAACTTTCACCCCCACAACCTCAAGTAATACCCCCTGATAAGGTAGATGGTGCGTATTTAATAGAAACCGGAGGAGTCCAAGGATCTTTAGTGGACTTCTCCGGTTCTGTTCGTGATGAAAACCAACTCATACAGCAATATAGATCAATGGCAATATATTCTGAAGTGGATAAGGCTATTGATGATATCGTAAATGATGCCATAGTTCCTGGTTTAGATAAAAAACCGGTTAAAGTAAATTTAGATAATGTCCAGTTATCGGATGTTATTAAGAATAAAATTTACTCTGAATTTAATGGCATATTAAGCATGTTGGATTTTAATAATAAAGGTTATGATATATTTCGCAAATGGTACATCGACAGTAAAATATATTATTATATTCAAATAGATCCAACAAATCCACAAGCTGGTATCCTCGATCTTTTACCTATAGATCCAATAAAGATTAAAAAGGTAAGAAAAATAGAGAAGGAAAGAAAAAGAATAGATCCAAATGTAAATGTAGTTGTTCCTGTCATGAAAAAGATGGAGGAATACTATGTTTACATCGATACCGATCGTGATGCTCTTATTCCTACAGCTCCGACAGGAATCAAATTCTCTGTCGATACCATTTGTTATGTTCACTCTGGTATTGTAGATTCAGCCACAAAAAGAGTGGTAGGATACCTTCAAAAGGCTATTAGACCGCTAAACATGTTAAGACAACTGGAAGATTCGGTTGTTATTTACAGAATAGCAAGAGCCCCTGAAAGAAGAATATTTTATGTGGATGTTGGTAATTTGCCAAAAGCAAAAGCTGAGCAATATGTTCGTGATATTATGAACAGGTATCGTAATAAGATAATTTACGATCCATCAACCGGACAAATACGAGATGATCGTAATTTCCAATCGATGCTTGAAGATTTCTGGATGCCCCGTAGAGAAGGTGCAAGAGGAACTGAAGTAGACACACTTAGCTCAGGCTCTAACTTGGGTGAAATGACCGATGTCGAATACTTCCAAAAGAAGCTATGGCAGGCTTTAAATGTTCCTCTTACTCGAATGTTACCCGAAACCGGGTTCAATATGGGAAGAGCAACAGAGATAACCCGTGATGAAGTAAAATTTTATAAATTTATAGATAGACTTAGAAATAGATTTTCTATATTATTTTTAAATCTTTTGCGAACACAATTGTTATTGAAGGGAATCATAAGTGAAGACGATTGGCAGACAATCAATCAAGACATCGCTTTCACTTACAATAGAGATTCATATTTTGATGAATTGAAAGAGACAGAAATTTTGAAGGACAGAATGGATATTCTTGCTACTGTAGATCCATTTGTTGGAAGATACTTCTCAGAAGAATATATCAGAAAATATCTTCTCAAACAAGACGATCAAGACATCATCCGAATGAATATAGAAATGAATAATGAAGCGCAACTGAAGCAGCAAATGATGATGCAACAACAAATCGCACAACAACAAATGGGCATGGGTCAACAGGAACAGCAAGGGGAACAGAAGTAATGGAACTGGCTTTAAATAAAATAATCGAAAGCATAACCACAAGTCCTAAACAGATTTTTTGTACTAATTTGAAAGAAAATTTAGTAAAAAGAATGAAAGAAAAGGTAGCAGAAAAATATAAAACTGCTATTAGGGAATATGCCAATTCCGAGATTGTTTCTTTACCAGAAGAACCAATTAATCCTAAAAAAATCACTGAAGCAAAACAAGCAGACACAGGAATAATCGGCAGTCTAAAAGAATCCTATTTTAATGAAAAAACAATTATTCATAGATTCAGAGACGGAAATACCGTTGCAATTACATGTGAAGATGCCAATTATTTAATTAAAATGCATGATAATCTAAATATAATTAATCAAGAAAAAATGAGAAAACTGATGTCTGAATCTTTTACCGAATACAATAAAATTTTAAAATTTTCAAAAAAACACACTGAAAGGAATGTCGGATGAGCACCCCAAATATAATAAAATTAGTCGCTGAAGAGAATCATATTAAATTTCGTTCTCTTGTAAACGATATGCTGTACTCAAAACTCTCAGAAAGCATCTCAGATAAAACTACTAATATCTTAGCATCTATTTTTGATGCTGAATTGGTAGAGGAAAAAGATGATAATAAAAAACCAGATGCCGATGGTGATGGTGTACCAGACTGGGCAGATAAAAAACCCGGCAAAGATGACAATGAAGATGATGACGATGATAAAGACGAAGACGAAGATGATGACGATGACAAGAAACCAATAAAAGAAGCTAAAAAATACAAAAAAGATGAGGATGAAGACGAGGACGAGGAGGAAGATGAAGAGGAAGATGAAGACGAGGAAGAAGATAAAGATGAAGATGAAGAGTCTGAACAAAATGTCCACATAGACATTGTAAAAGGTAAACACGAAAGCGATCCCGGCGATGAAAAACCAATGGGAAAGAAAAAAGGTAAGAAGAAACTAGTATTCAAGAAGAAAGGCAAAAGATGAAATTAATAACAGAAATGGTAGAGGATGTTGCTTGCATTACCGAAGCTACTGATTCTGGTAAAAAGAAGTATTTCATCGAAGGAACATTCATGCAAGCAAATACCGTTAACAGAAACGGTAGAGTCTATCCTTCAACAATTCTTGAAAACGAAATTTCTAGATACAATAAAAACTATGTCTCTCAGAGCAGAGCTTTGGGTGAGTTAAACCATCCATCAGGACCAACCGTAAATCTAGATAAATGTTCCCATTTAATAACAAAACTAGTTTCTGAAGGTAATAATATTACAGGAAAAGCTAGTTTGCTTGAAACTCCCTGTGGAATAATTGCACAAAGACTTGTAGATGCAGGGGTTAAACTCGGAGTGTCGTCAAGAGGAATGGGTAGCTTAAAGGAAGCCAATGGTTACAAAGAAGTTCAAAAAGACTTTACTCTTTCTGCAATTGATATTGTTGCCGATCCCTCTGCTCCAAATGCATTCGTAAACGGAATCATGGAAGGTGTGGAATGGGTATGGGACAATGGTATTCTGAAGCAAGAAGTAATCGAAAACTACAAAAAAACCGTAAAGAAAACTCCATCTAGATTGATGGAAAAAACAGCAATTAACTTATTTGAAGATTTTATGACCAAATTATCTTCAGGTAGAAAGTAAAAAATTTATAAATAAAAATTGACCAAATAGAGGTATAAAAATGGATAAACAAATAAACCCGATGGGAGACGCTTACACTTACACCAAAGACGCAACCGGCAAAGGTATTGTAATGCCGGGAGTCATGGGAGGAAATGCTGCTGGAAACATGCAATCACTTTCTCCTAATTCTAGACCCGCACCAACTGCTGTTGTAAATGCAGGTAAAAAGAAGGGAGAAGAAATGCCAGAAGAACAAGCTCAAAAAGCAGGGAATGCTCCTGCTTATGCATCTGAATCTTTTGATTTCGACGCTATCTTCGATGGAGAAGATTTAAGCGAAGAATTTAAGCAAAAGATGAAAGTTGTCTTTGAAGCTGCCGTCAATGAGAAAGTTGCTATTGTTTCGGAACAACTCACTCAAGAAGCAAACAAAATTCTTGAAGAAGAAGTCTCTGCAATAAGCTCTCAACTCACCGAAAAACTCGATGACTACCTGAACTATGTCGTTGAGGAATGGATGAATGAGAATAAACTTTCTCTCGAAGAAGGCATCAAGGTTGACATTGCCGAATCATTCCTCACCGGACTCAAAGAACTTTTCGAATCACATTACATCGAAATGCCAGAAGGCAAGACCGATGTTTTCGACAAGCTCCAAGACAGAACCGAAGAACTTGAAGAGCAAGTCAATACTTCAATCAATGAAAACATTGAACTGAAGAAACAACTTCTCGAATATCAATGTGGTATGGCTTTCCTCGAAAATACCGATGGATTGACTGATGTTCAAATTGAAAAACTCGCTTCGCTCGCCGAAGGTCTTGAGTATTCAAATGTCGAACAATATGTCGATAAATTGAATATCCTAAAGGAAACCTATATCAAGCAAATGAACAATTCATCAAAGACCAAACAACTAGTAGAATCACTAGAAGAAACAACCAACAAGGTTATCGAAACCCCGAATGATACAATGAGCATTTATCTTTCGGCTATCGAAAGACAATCAAAGAAAAAAGTCTAACAATTCAATAAGGAGAAACAAATGGACTTTCAAGGAACTACCCCTTACGATACATTAGTAGAAAAATGGGCTCCAGTGCTCGATGCTGAAGCACTGCCCTCAATCGGTGATTATCACCGCAAGCGTTGCACTGCTGTCCTTCTTGAGAACCAAGAAAAAGCACTGCGTGAACAATTCCTCACCGAATACGGCAACGAAATGGGTGGAGCATTCCTCAACCCACAAGTTGGCTCTGCAAACAACGCTCTCGCTGGCTATAGCCCTGTGCTTATCAGCCTCGTTCGTCGTGCAATGCCCAACCTGATTGCTTATGATATTGCTGGCGTGCAGCCAATGACTGCTCCGACCGGTCTTATCTTTGCAATGCGTTCTCGTTACGGCACACAATCAGATTACACCAGCGGCAATGCTTTTGATGCCGATGGTATCGCTACCAATCGTAGCAAGAATGAAGCTCTCTTCCAAGAACCATGGGCTGCATTCTCAGGCCAAGGAAACACCCTTACCGGTGCTGCAACACTTGCAAACGAAAACAAGGATCCCTTCTGGTGGAGAGGTCTCTGTGGTGCAGGTGGAACCTTTGGTGGTTACACTGCTGCTACCGGCGTTACCCTCTTCGAAGCATTCCGTGGTATGCTCACCAAAGATGCAGAACAACTTGGTAACTCTGGAAAGAACTTCCAAGAAATGTCATTCAGCATCGAGCGTCTTGCAGTTGAAGCTCGTAGCCGTGCTCTCAAGGCTGAATACACCACCGAACTCGCTCAAGACCTCAAGGCTGTTCATGGTCTCGATGCCGAAACCGAACTCGCCAACATCCTTTCACAAGAAATTCTCCACGAAATCAATCGTGAAGTTCTTGCTACCGTTTATCGTAACGCCAAGAAAGGTTGCGTCCAAGGAGATCTTAAGTCAGACGGTGCATACGACCTAATCTTCGACTCAGACGGTCGTTGGTCAGCAGAACGCTTCCGTGGTCTCATGTTCCAAATCGAACGCGAAGCCAATGTCATTGCCAAGGAAACTCGCCGTGGCAAGGGTAACTTCGTAATCTGCTCAAGCGATGTTGCTTCAGCACTCGCCATGGGTGGATACCTCAACATCTCACCGGCACTCAATGTCAACCTTGAAGTTGACGATACCGGTAATGTGTTCGCTGGTGTTCTTAACGGCAAGTTCCGCGTCTACATCGATCCCTATGCACCAACCGGCGTTAACTTCGCTGTTGTTGGATACAAAGGACAAATCGCATACGACGCAGGCTTGTTCTACTGCCCCTATGTCCCGCTACAAATGTTCCGTTCAGTCGGACAAGATACCTTCCAACCGAAGATTGGCTTCAAGACCCGCTACGGCATGGTCGCCAACCCCTTCGCTGAAGATGTCAACCTCCGCGTTCCATCAGGAAACGGAAAGAATCAATACTACCGTATCTTCGAAGTCAAGAACCTCCACGGTCAAGGCTTGACCGCTGGTTTCAGCTTCTGATAAGTAGTTTATCCAAAACAGAAACCGGGAGCAGAAATGCTCCCGGTTTTTTTTCATAAATACAGTATATGGCATTAACAGATTGTAACACAAATACCGTATTAACAGATAAGCCAGAAAATGTTAATTATTTGGCTAATAATTTCTTTCAATTTCATATTGACAGAATACCAAATTTTACTTATTTTATACAATCTGCTAACTTACCAATGTTGTCTACACGGTCTATAAATCAACCCAGCACTTTAGGTACATTTCCTAAAATACCAGCAACAAATTTTATTTTTGATGACTTGCAAATAACATTTTTGGTGGATAGCCAAATGAAGTCTTGGACAGAACTATACAATTGGATGAAAAGTATAGGTAATTTAAAAGATACCACATCTCAAATAGATCATCATCAAAAATTCTCAGATGCAACTTTATTAATAACAAACAGTGCGTATAAACCAATACTAAAAGTAACATATTACTATATTTTTCCAAATACACTTGGATCTATTAATTTTTCAGTGACATCACAAACTACAGAGTCTGTTGTTTGTTCGGCAAATTTTTCGTATTCTTATTTTGAAATAGAAGAATTATAAGGATTTACATAATGGAACTTGATTTTAAGACTATAGAAGTCGATCTTAAGATCGATGAAGCGGATTTGGCATCGGAATCTCTGAGAACACCACAATTACATAACAAGTACCTTCTCTTGTTAATGCGTCTTAAAAACAAAAAAGACAAAATAGAAAATGAATATAAAGTTTTAGAAAAAAACAAATGGTTGTATTACACGGGAAAACTGTCAGAAGAACAGCAGAAAGAACTCGGGTGGGAACCATTTGATTTAAATATACTAAGAACGGATGTGGACAGAATATTATATGCTGATTCTCAATTGATTGACCTGCAAAACAAATTAAATGAGATTGTGCGTATAGTAAATTATATTGAGGATGTAATTAAGATAATATCTAATCGTCAATGGTCCATTCGTTCGGCAATTGATTGGATGAAATTTACAAATGGCCAGTGAGTCTATAAAAATAACAGATATAGACTCTGTTTATATTCGATTGGAAACCGAAAAAAGTGTAGCAAAAGAACTAAGCCAATATTTTACTTTCGATGTTCCCAACCATAAATATATGCCCGCCTACAGAAACAAATTCTGGGACGGTAAAATAAGGTTATTTGGCCTTCATAATCATTTAATATATCGTGGTCTTTTGGACTATGTAAAAAAATTTGCAAATGATCGAAACTATGAGATATTGGGATTCGAAGAAAAAACATCAACGATAGACAGGGAAATACTATGCCAATTTATAGACAACCACATAGATCCAAGACTCTCAGAAAAATCCGTAAAATTGCACCCGTATCAAATAGACGCAATAAAACACGCACTGGAGCAGAAGAGGTGCCTATTATTATCTCCGACAGGTTCTGGAAAGAGCATGATCATATACGGGCTGCTGAGATATTATCTGAAAGTTATACCACCAGAAAAGAAGATTTTGATCATAGTTCCAACTACAGGTCTAGTCAACCAAATGATATCGGATTTCTCAGAATATTCTGGAGGAACACCATGGAAAGCATCTCTGCATTGTCATGGTATACATTCCGGAAGAAGCAAAGAAACTGCAAAAAGAGTGGTGATAACAACATGGCAAAGCGTTTTTCGAGAACCAAAAGAGTGGTTCGATTCCTTTTCAGTCGTATTTGGGGATGAATGCCATCAATACAAGAGCAATTCGCTTGTAAAAATAATGACTAAATTGCAAAATTGTCCTTACAGAATAGGGACAACAGGAACTTTGGATGGTTTGAATGTGCACAGACTTATAATCGAGGGTTTGTTTGGTAAAACATACAAAGTTATAACGACAAAAAATTTAATAGACAATAAAATATTATCTAAATTAGACATAGAGTGTTTATTGATAAAACATTCAGATCGGGACAAAAACAAGTTAAAAAGAAAAACATATCAGGAAGAAATAGAGTGGATTGTCACACACCCTGATAGAAATAAATTTATAACAGATCTTGGAGAAACTTTAAAAGGAAATACTCTTGTCCTTTTTAATTATGTGGAAAAACAAGGAAAACCTTTAATTGAGTTGTTAAAAAATTCTAAAAAAGAAATACACTTTATACATGGTAAAACGGAAACTCAATTAAGAGAAGAAATACGCCGTGTTGTAGACTCAAGCAACAATTCCATATTGGTTGCAAGTTATGGGACAACCAGCACTG